CCTTGTTGTTTACCAATACCAGCTTTTACAACTTTACCTGTTACCTGACTGAATGTGTTAAATTCGACAACTGATGTAGTAAGAATACCGCCAGTACCAGTATTTGATATGATTCTCATACTTGGCGCTGTTTTATATCCAGAACCACTGCCATTTGCATAACTGGCTGCAGTAATTCTACCGCTTGAATCTGTTGTAACAAAACCTTGGACCTGTCTAGATACTCCACCACCCGAAAATAAAATAGTATCACCATTAGAGTAACCAGTTCCTGGATTAAGAATAGTTAGTGGAGCAAGACCCCCAGAAAGATAAGCATATACAAACTCACCATCAACATATCCTTTACCTGAATTAATTGCTGATACTGTAGCAATAATACTATTACCTGATGCAGGAATTCCACTTATTTCATCATTCTCACCATTAATTGTGCCATCAGATCTTACCATAACTGGATCGTAGAGTGCATACTGAGATGGTAAAATAACAGGTGCTGTTCTGTAAGCAGCAGCAGATGTAGATGAATATGTTGGTGGTCCATATAATGTAATTTGAGTATTGCTATCAACGCTCTTAATAACTTGAAGTTCTACTGTTTGATTATTTGATGTATTGGCTTGTAATCTAATTACATCACCATTACTAAAATAATATGGAAATGTTGTAGAAGTGCCAGTAATAGTATTAGAAGATGTACTATAACTTATAGTACCAGGAAGATTTTTAATTGAATTCTGAGTTGAACGAACAAATATATGAGCTGAATTAGTATAACCATTGCCGGTTGAGATATTAGTAAGAGATCCAATAGTTCCAAAAATACTATTTGTAAATGCTAAAGCAGACTGAATAGTTGATGCATCATTTGCAGATGAATTTGCTGGTAATCCATACGATACTGCATTAAGATTAACATTTGCATAATCAACAATTAAATCTGTATTATACTGTATTGATTGATTATATGTAAAATTACCTATTGAGACCGAAGCACCAATACCAGTAGTATCACTAGCATCTCTATATAAAAAAACATTTGTATTTGGAGTAAATCCAAAACCACCAGATACAATATCAAATGATAAAGCACCAACGGCACTTTTTAGACTATTAACTCTCAATAAACCATCCACACCATAAGATACTACAGCATTATTTGTTGGATAATAATGAGCAATCTTAATGACATCACCAACGTTAAAGCCTTCACCACCATTGATGATATTGAGATGATCCAAAGATCCAATAACAGATGGGGCGGCAGTAATAGCAGTGGTATTGCTATATTGATCTAGAATAACAATCTTCTCACCTTGTGCAAATGAACCACCTTTAGGTTCCATATTTGAATAATATAGGGTAGCAATTATATTATCATTGATAGGTTGAGTGATAAAGCTTTCTATAATTGCAGTAGTATTAGAAGATGCTCCAATAACAGTTTGACCAACATAACTTTGAAGATTTGGGGTGTTTGTAACTTCAACATATTGTGGTTGAATCCAAGTACCTGCCGATAATCTAAGAACATCTTCACTTGGAAGATATATTTCAGCATCTTGATTGTATATTAATCTAAATAAAAGTTTATAACACTGTATAGAACCTTTAGATCTATACACATCAAGAATATGCTTAAGAAGATATCTTGGATTAACAATTACATTAAATGGAATACCATAAAGATACTTTGTTTGAAAGTGTGTAAGAAATTGATCCAGTGTATTATCAATATCTCTAATATCAAATAGACTTCTTGCTTGATTAATTGCTTGACCTTCAGACTCTAACCATTCATAATATGCTTTAACAAACAAAATAAAATTTGGTCCCTCAGACAAATAGAACTGAGGGAATTGACTCTCAATAAAATTAGATATCTTTTTTTCTATATTAAAATTCATTTAATTACTTTTGAGTCGGAATTACATTAACTGTGACGTCAGCAAGATCAATTTTAAGTATCTTATCGCGATTCACTAAAATGTCTTTTGTTGCTGGCTCCATGTATATGGAAATATATTGATTATAAAATGAAGTTTCAAGTGCATTAATAATAAGTTCACCTGTAATATAATTAACAGTACCTAAGTTTGGATTAATAACAGTAAATACGTTATTAATAGTTGTATACACAACTAATGTGCCAAAGTTATCATCGCGAATATATGATAATGGCCACTGAGTTCCGGTAGAATCAACATAGGTAAATGATGAAGATGTAATCATCGGTTCATCATAGAATGGTAAACCAGCAACATATCCTTCGGCAGATATTCTTGATTCAACCTCAGTTGGATTGTTATAATCTAAAACATACGATGTTGGATAGTTTAAAAGTGGTGATATTCTCTTAATAATTTTAATTTGAGTATCATTACTTGTGATAGATGGATCTGAAGCATCAATAGAAGCTGCAAACTTAGAATATCTAAAGTCTGCATTAAACAATTCTAGATTATTCTTACTAAACTGATTAATAGCACTAGTAATAACCGCTTGTATCTGAGAAGATACTTCAGTTGTACCTGTTACATTATATTGAACAGTTGAATTAACACCAATATATGTGTAATCTGGATCTGTAATAAGAACTGTTGTAGGTAAAGATACGTATGGTGTCAAATAATTAAGTATTTGATTCTTAAGATAATTAGGAGCAACAGTTGCACCTTGTGGTTTTAAACATACTGCAACCTTACCGTATTGTTTTGGATTTAATAATTCTCCTCCAAAAACACTGGCGTCTGCAATCTGACCACCAAATTGACTTAATACTAGTGATGAATAGTCATCTGAAGCAACAGCTCTTTGCTGTGTTGCAAAATATCTTGGTGCATTCTTTCTTATAACATCTATTGATTCGGCTGCAGAACCACCAGATGAATTGGCAATTGTAGTAATTGTAGATAGCGTAGCAATACCACCGTTAATAACACCGAGATCTTGAGTAATTAGAAATGAACTTACACCTTGACCAGCGGCGCCTGTTGTTACTCTATAAGTGGCAACAATGGTCGCAAGATTATTTGGAATTCTTCCCAAGTTACCATCACCAAAAACAATCTCATACTGATTATTCTGAGCCGCCTGTAAGAAGTATACATTAGACTCCGGATTTAAATTAAATAAAGTTGTAACCGGTGTAAAGAAAGTATTGACATTATTCTCAATTGCAGTTATAATAAGACTATCAGTATCGATACCAGGGTTACTTAATATGAATCTTTGATTTGATTGAGTATAGTCAACAGTAAACACATCAGTCAGATAAGAACCTTCATATATCTGCAAATTATTGATTGCAAATACATTATTAGATGATGTGAAATTCTGGTTAAGTGCAGTTACAAATTGAAACTGTCCATTCGAATTCTGACCACTAAAAATTGTACCTTTAGGAATAGAAAGTGGTGAGTTGATACCAGTAGTTGTTACAGTAAATGAGATATTAGCAGCTGCTGATTTAGCAGACTTTGGTGTATAATTTAATTCTTTAGCGTGTGATACAACTGAATCTAACTTCTGAGCTGAGTCAAGAAACATCTCAGATGCTACCATGTTTAGGTAGAATGAGTTCAAGTATGTATTATAAGAAAGTAGATCTAAGAGAACATTGATATTTGAACCAGTATAGTCATAGTCCTTAAGTACCGACTGAGAGGTCAGATATTTAACAAAGTTACTTTTTAGAGTATCAAAGTCTAAAGATGTAAGTGATACTGCTGAATTTGCCATTATCTGACTCTCTTAAGGAATATGTTTAGTTGTAAAGGTACTGTTGGATTATTTATTATTGAGAATGCAACATTAATAGATATTGCATTCTGATCTGATTGATCCGTAACACTCACATTGAGTACATTAACTCTATTCTCAAATTGTTTTGCTGATAAATTAACGTATTTAATGATATCTTCAACCATAAATGGACCAAAGTTATCAAATAAAGTATTATTCACATTTGATCCAAAGAATGGATTAAAGAATCTCTCATTAATGTTTGTCAAGATAAGATTCTTAAATGCTTGTTTTACAGCATCTTCATTCTTTAATAATACCAACTCATTTGTAATTGGATGCTTAATAAAGTTATTTGAAATATCAGAATAAAGATCCGCTTTTTTCTGAGTTTGAGAAATTGCTTGTGCGCGAGTGACCGCCATATTAACCACCACAAAAGACGTTAGGGGATCCAGCCGCTACAGATGTACAACCAGATATCGCATCACCAACTCGTCCTGCACCTTTACCATTAATGTATACTGTTGAGGATCCTGATGCAATAGGGGCGGCGTGACTTGGGCAGAAAATGCCTCCTGGAAGTAGATGTGTAGTATTTACATCACCTTGTCTACTCCATGGAATGCCATTAACAAACACATTAGGAGAACCAACTGCTCTTGTCATTCCTGAACAGTGGGCAACATCTGCATCTCCTACTCTTGTTGCTGCTGGCATTATCTTGTTTCCCTTTGCATGAGTTCTTTTAATTTACTATTCCACTGGTCTATTTCTTCATGTTGATCTTCTGTGTGTGGACCATCTGGAATTTCAGGTATAAATTCTATAAGATTTTCAAAAGATTCAGGTATATCTTCATATTTATCATATGTGACAAGATTGCCATCAATAAGAATAGTAAACTTATGGCTCATGGATTAATATCCACTCTAGAAGCTTGAATAGTAATACCACTTGGTGTTATTACAATAGACGAACTA